ATAGTACTGAGTACCAACTGAAGTTGTTTGGTTAGATGAGAATGGGTCAATATACACTCTGTACTTACCTTGAAGAACACCAGCAAATGTGTTACCTGTGTCATCAACGTTAAGATTTGCATTAAGAGCAGGAGTGTAATCTAAAACACCAGCCATTGTTAGTGCAGATGCAACATCAGCAGAACAAAGGATCATGTTACCCTTTCCTCTACGAGTTCTTTGTGCGATTGCGTTTGCATCTCTTTCCATCTGGAAGATGAGACCTTTGAACTTCTCAACAGACCATCTACCGTTTGAATCGGTATCAAGATCGAATGTTCCAGCAGTTGCAACGTTACTTGCTGCACCAGTTTCAGCAGACTTGTAGATAGTTCTAATAACTTCTCTATTGATTTCAGCAAGAATCTCTGTTGAGAGAATGTTTGCTAATTCTGCCTCTGCATTCAATCCGTGGATTGCCTTAAGGTCTTGTGCTAGTTCTAAACTGTACTCAGCTTTGAGTGCTCTGGACTTCGCAGTCACAGTAACTTTCTCAATACTGAAGTTCATTTCAGCGAAAGCATTAGATCCAGTTCCGAGTGTCTCTGCCTCGTCTGTTCTCATCGCTGTACCATTTGTATAGGTACCAGAGTCGTTAAGAATACCTGGGTTAGATCCTGCTTGTGCACTACCTTGTGAACCGAATCCACTTGTTTGTGCTGCGTCAGTTCCAGAGAACTGTGAATCTGCTTCGTTGAAGAATGCTTCTGTACCAGCTGTACGGTTTGTACCGTATCTGGATCTCATAGCGAAGATAAGTCCTGTAGGACCTGTCATTGGTTGTACGCCAGCAATGTCATATGCAATAAGCTTTGGCATTGAACGTCTGATCAACGAGATCAATACTGGGTCGAAACCAGCAGAAGGACCTGTTGCTGTAGAAGATGCACTGAAACCAGCAACTCCACCTGATGTGGATGCTGTGCTTACTGTTGGTGCTGCTTCTGTTAAAACTCCTCTTTCTTCGTTGAGGAATTTCTCTTGGTTTTCAAGGAGAACTGCTGTAACTGCTTTCTTATAGTTATCTTTGATATCTTCGATACCATCACACTTAAGAATTGGGTTCCACTTCTCCTGTAACTGTTCTGAGTTAAACATTAGCTTTTACTAAAATTTATTAGGGTTATAGGATTGGATCACTTTGTCCAGCGACGGAGTGCGTCTACGTAACGTGACATAGAATCCGTCATTTCTGTGTCCACTACTGGTTGAACGTCTTCAGCAATAGTTTCAGCGTTAGCTGGTGCTGGTTTCTTTGAGAAGTAAGACTCCTTCAAAGATTCAACCTTTTTGCGGAATGACTCTTCATCTTCAAACTCAACTCCTTCGGCAAGTGATGCTAATTTTTCCTTCTCGGTACTAGCAAGTCCTTCGGAGATCTCCTTCACAATCCCATCTTTAACAAATCCCGCTACCGCTTTATTAAGGGCAACGTTTCTTTCAAGTTGATCGTTGAGCTTTGTTTCCATTGTATCTAACTCAGATGCCATCTCAGAGATGATATCTGTTTTTTCTTCGGGAACCTCGATGTGGTTCTCGACGAAAACTTTTTTGAGACCATCAACAACAGACTCAGCAATCTCTGATTTGAGACCACTTTCTACTGCAAGTTTGTTATTGTCGATCCAAGACTGTACGGCATAGGTAAGATACTCATCTACCTGTTCTGCCAATTCTGTTTTGACCTTCTCTACTTCGTCAACGACACCATCAGCATATTCTTTATGAATACGATCAAGTTCCTCGTTTAACCTAGAGACGACTGCTGCCTCGAAAATAGTTGCAGCTTTTTCTTTGAACTCTTCACTAAGGTCTTCACCATTAGTTAGTGCTTCAACGTCTGCTGTAACGTCAATTTCAATTAGGTTCTCACCTTCAGCATTCTCAGCATCCACGGATTCAACCTTGCCTGAAGCAGCAGATGGTTTTGTCTTTGGTGGTGTTGCTGTAGTTTGTGATGGAGTCTTCAATTTATTTGAATCATCATCGGGTTTTGAGTTCATTGGAGTTGGTCCTCCTAGAACTTCTACTGCACCTAATGTTGAACCATCAGCAACAGCACCATCAAACTTGGCTTCAGTTACTTGTTCTTTAGATGCTGTTACTTTCTCATCTGACATTGTTGTTGTCTCCTTAAATAAGCAGTCTTTGGTTTAACTAAGAAATATTTATAACTTATAAACCTTTTAAAAAGGTTTCAAATGCGGTAATTTGCCTTTCAGCAAGCTCTTGTTTTGAACTAGCGTTGTCTAAATCCTTCTCAACCTTGCGGAGATCTGATTCTTTTAACGCTGAATTTGTCCAAACCCACTCCTTTCCTTCCATAATACCGTTTACGAAAGCCTCTGGTGCACTGGGATCTGCCACTATATCAGCAGCAGTAGCGAGCATAAAGTCATCTGCCACAACATTTACACCTTCACGGTTTAATTTGAGTGAGCCTACCCCTCGTGATGACACACCTAGACGTACACCTTCACTTAAAAGTGACTTAGCAATTTGTCCCATTGGGGTTTCTAGGATCTTTGCTTTGCCTTTAAAGTTACTTCCTTCTTGAACGAGAGAAGTAATTAAATGTGAAACTCTATCTAAATTTACAATAGGACCATCGGGATGACCGAGTTCTCCCATTGCTCTTCCAGACTTAATGTAAGTGTTGGAATATTTATCAACTTCACGTGCAAGTGTTTCCATTGGATACATACGACCATTACGGTTCTTTATGTTTCCTTGCAGAAAAGTTCCTTCTATGTATAGATTCTTTTTGCCATTTTTCTCCTCAGTGAGGATCTCAATGTCATCAATCTGTTCCGTTATCAGTTTCATCTGGTGTTTCCTGTGTGGGATCTTTTAACCAATCTTTAGCGATTGACTTTTTCTCTGCCTCTAGTGTGTCAGCAGAGAGTGCCATCATTGCATCATTAACTTCATTCTCAAGATCTTTATTTCCTGAGAACAATTTATTTATGATTTCTTTAGCAGCTACGCTAGGCATAATGTACCTCTAATGTAATTATTTAGAATTCCCCACGTTTATAGTCTGCGGGTTCGACGTTATCAACTGAGATCTCTTGACCTTCTTCCATACCTCCTTCTCCTCCCATTCCCATAGGATCTTCTAAAGGCATACCAGTCTCAGGATCTATAGATGCAGGATCTTGGAGCTTACCACTCTCAATCTCCTCCTCAATTTGCTTATCAATGTCAGTCATTTCTGCATCTGTTTGACGCAAGATTTGACGACGTATGTACTCTAGAGAGAAGTACCTACCAGCAAACGGATCCATTTGGGTCATAAGATTGAGACGTTCTGTGAGCATCTCTTTCTCTTTTAATTCACTGAAGTAATTATCAGCGATATAATCATATTGAATGTGCTCTGACATATCATCCCATTCTTCAATGGAGATAATACCTTTCAGAACAAGTTGTGTTTTGAGTAAGTCATCAAGCAACTCACTAAACTTCTTACGGAGTCTAGTGACAAACTTCTGAAACTTAATCTCATCTCTTGTAATCTCAGCAGCACGACCTAAGTTGAACTGTGATTCTGATTCAAGACGAGACTCTGGTACATTTAATGCACGGTAAAGTTTCTTTTGGAAGTATTTGACATCCTCAAGTTCTCCAAGATTTTGTCCACCTGGCAACGTAGTGATTTCAGTACCTCGTCCTCCTTCTCTACGTGGGAGCCAGAAGTCTTCGAGCATTGACATAAATTTTCTGTCATCTCTAATTTCTCCTGTGTCTGCGTTGTAAACTAACTTGTTTCGATAGCGACTCATTACCTCTCGGAGGTATTGTTCCGCTTTCTGTTTTGGTAAATTACCTACATCAATATAAAATATTCTTCTTTCTGGTGCTCTTGATAGTCTATAGATAACCAAACTATCTTCAATCATCCTTAACTGGTTAAGTGCTTTGATTGCTTTATGAAGATGTGACATAATCACATTCTTATTCATATCCTTCAAACCACTGTGACTGAAAGCGATAGCATCAGGTGCAATCTTTATACCACTGGTTTCCATACCAGCACGCATACCTTTTGGATTGTACACATAATATTCAGCAGTTTTTGGAGCTATCTGAGCTTCCATTGTGCGAGGGTCTATGCTGTTTCTGTCTTTTTTCCTCTCCATCTCCACGACTTTGCGTATCTTACGTGGATCGATGTATCTTAATTCTGTGATGCCAGCCCTAGGATTAGCAGGGTCGATCATCTTATGATAATAAATTTTACCATCAATGTACCATCTTCTAAAAATATCGTACGCACGTGTGTCAAATTTTAGAAGTCGTAGTACGTTATTAAATTCTTCACGAATTTGTTTCTTAACTCCTGAACCGACTTTTAAATTAGACAGTTCTACTTCAACTGGTACATCATCTATTTCTCCTGCAATCGCTTCGTTAACAACATCATCGATTGCTCTATCACACTCAGGGTGGATAGACATAGATCTATAACGACGAATTAAATCATTTTCGTCCTTAAATGTTCCATCAAGATCGATGGCGGTTCCAAAATAACCACCACCCGCAACTGGTGTCGCTGCGTCATCTGACTCTGGACGCACAAAAGAAGGACCTTTATTTCGATCCTTCTTAGCACGTTCAAGAGAATAACCAAAGAGTTGGGACATTCTTACTTTCTATTGTTTATCTTATTATTTATACGAGTTTTAAAACCGCTTATCCAGCGTTTCCAGTGTTAACGTCGTTGTCGTAAGTCCAGTACTGTACTTGGAATTCAACTGTGTACTCTTCTGGAGTGTCAGTTGTTCCCCAATCTAAACCAATGGAACTGATGTTAGATGGCCAGATACCCTCGAACTTGTATGTACGAATAATCTTACCCTTTCTATCCATCTGTCTGACCTTAGCCATTGCTTGGTATTCAGCCATTGTGTTAGCGTTCTGGAAGTTCTGTTGTAATGCTTGGATGTTTGTTGACCAAGATTCAAAGAATGATCTGAACTTGAATGACTGATCGTTAAGAACAGTTATTGTCCAAGGTTCAAATTGACGATCACCAGCAAGTTTTAGTTGTCTTCCTCTGTAAGGCACTTCAACAACTCCGACAACAGATGAAGGAATGTTTGCTGCTTTTACAAGGAATGTACCGAATGCTGATGCTTCCGATGCGTTAAGTTGTGATGCTCCTGATGTGTTTTCAGATACTTCTGCAACACTACCCGCCACTGCTCCTGATTGAGGACCTACACTATCCTGTAGAACAGGAGGTGCATAGATCTCTACTTGGAACAGATTGGGACGTGCAAAGTCTCTTACTTGATCACGGAAGGTAAATATCGGAGCTCTTACTGAACTCTGTTCTACCTGTCCTGGTTGTGCTTCTGCCATTTGTTAGTTACTCCTTAAAGGATTTCTCTTGAGATCAATTAGTTACTTCAGAGAAACTAGAACCTGTTCTAGTTGCAGTGAAGGTTAGTGTAATGTAGTTTATCGACCTTGTTGGTTTAACGAAGATCTCGGCAAAGAATTCGCCACGATCAATCGCTTCGGATGGGTTGTTTGATGTGTCACAAACAACTAGGAAGTCAATAATTCCTCTTCGTGATTGAACACTACGTAGGAATGGTTCGACAATGTTCTTGAATGAAGCACGAGTGAACTCGTCATTTAATTCAAAGAGTTGTGTCTTTGCTGCATCAGAGATTGCATCTTCTAATACTAAGAACAAGCGACGAACGTTGATTCTGTCGAATGCAGATTGATATGAAAGACCTGTCTTGTCACCGAATAATACAATTCCTTGACCAGGAAATGCTACTATTGGGTTGACACGTGCAGCATACAATCTATCTCTGTGATCCTTAAGTGGTGAGTATGCAAGTTTGATTGCGTTACGTAGTTGTCCTCTGTTGAATCCAGCAGGAGAGAACCACGCTTCTGAATTAAGTGTTGTACTTAATGTCAAACCAGCAGTATCAGCGTTACAAGGAATGTAGCGATACTTGTCGTTGTATTTATCGTAAATGTACTTGTAGTTGTTATCAAATACAGCATATGAAGTTGAAGATAACTGATTGTAGAAATCAATAGTCTTGTTAACTATAACTGATGTTTCTGATACACCGATTATATCTCCTCTTGGAGGTGATACAAATGCGATACAATCTTTACGAGTTGCAGCGATATCAATGATCTTCTGTGCTTTAGCAACAGTGTCACTTGTATCTGCCATTGAAGGACCCATTAGGATGTAGTCAACTTCAATAGTTTCTTTGTCAGCAACAAGATCAAATCCTGCAAGTATCTCTGAACGTGAAAGTGTATATCCGTCAGTACCACCTTGTAGTGTGTACTTAACAGTAGAACTATCAGTAGTTCCAATAATTTCACGACCTAATGATGTCTCATTAGTTTTAATAGCAGCAGACTGTTTTAGTAAATCAAATGATCTGCTAATACCTGATCCACCAATATCACCAGTAGCACTACCATCAACATCCATAATGGATCCTGTTTCGTGTGCTCCCCAGTAAATGTATTGAGATCTAGATTTTATTACATCTCTATAGTATATTGTTTCTCCTTGTACACCTTTAGCATCAGATGCTTTAGATACGAAGAGGAACTTCTCTAGAACTGAACCTGGTGATCCAGTTAGTTTTCCATCTCCATCTAATACAAGTATGTGCATTTGGTCGTTGTCACCACCACGATCTGAAACCCACGGAGAAGTTGTAGGTCTTGCTGCGATGTTTGACCATTTCTGATTACCACCGAAGTATAGATCATCGTATGCAGAACGAACTGAAGCAATAGAAATGCTACCATTGTCATCTGCAAGTGTGTAGTTTGCAGCGAAGTGAACGCTAGATGCACCAGTTACAACTGATAGTTGTCTTTCAACAGATTCAATCTTTGCTTTGTCTCCTGTCTTAGTTCCACCACTAGCAGTTGTCCAAACACAAATTGTATCTCCAACTTCTAATACATCAGAAGATAAAGAGTAGTTGATTGAAAGTTCAATCTTTCTTGTAATAGGGTCGTATGCTTTAACAGTTCCCTGTACAGCGATTGCTACACCAGCATCAGTTTCTGCTCTCCAAACTTCATCTTTAGCAAAGTCCCCAGCTATAGATGATGAATCTAGAGTCGCAACGATTGTATAACTAAAAATCTTAGCAGAGGCATTTGCAGCACTGTAAGAAATATCTGTGGTAGTACTAAACTCCCACTCAGCAGATGTTGGTTGTGCTAATGAAAGGATCTGGTCAGGACCAGCGTCAGTCATTACGACTCTTATTGAGTTACCGTAAAGACCAGGTGTTCTTGCACCCCACTTCCAGTTGTTAGATGCAGACTCAACAGATGCTTCATACTGCTCAACGTTTCTAATGATTGGAACAGTAACACCAGTTGATGTTGCTTCGTTAATTGTTGTCTTACCAGCAGTAACGATTAATTTAGTAACGGTCTGTGAGTCAGTTTGTGCAGATCCAGTTGTACTCAACTCTCCTCTGCTAACTGTCAATACGTTACCAACAACATTACTTACTCGTAATATTTCGTCAGCGATCTTGATATAATCGTTTGTACCAACACCTAGTGTTGATGCGTCTGTAACTGTTAATGAAGTACCACCAGCAGCAAGGGTTCCACCTTGATTCATAGTAGTGGATGTTCCTGCGTCTTCAATTAATGTTACTTGTGAACCAGCTGCGTGACTTGTAGCAGCAGTTGATAACTGTCCTCTATCAACAGTAAGGTCGTTACCGACTACAGCAGTGACCTTCATAATTTCAGCGTCTATCAAGATAAAATCTTGTGCTGCTATGTCGGTTGATGCAGTTACTGTTAGGGTTGTATCAGATCCACTGAAAGTTGTTTGTGTAAATTGTGCTGTGTCAATAGCATTCTTCAATGCAGTTGAGTTACCACGTACCACTTTCAATGTACCGCCATACAGTAAGAACTGAGCTGCTGTGTACCAGTATTCGTAGTTGTAATCGTTAGGTCTACCGAAGACTGATAAAAGCTCCTTTTCAGAAGTGATATCAACAATCTTGTTTACGGGACCTTTTTCAAAAGAACCAACAACACTTGCTACATTATCAATGGTCGCATTCGCAACCGTTGTTAGATCCTTCTCAAGTACAACGACCCCTGGTGAAAGTTGGGTAGATGCCATTGCTTATTCTCCTGAAAAAAAATTCAAATATTCTCTAGAAATTATTTATGATTCCCCTTCTTTCAACGATACTCCCACATATAAGCACGGTCTCCATACTCGTCTGTAAACCATCGTTCACCGTCATCATCCACAAATGAATTGTCATCCATACCATCCTGAATAAACCCAAACGGAGCCATATCTGCCTCTATTGCTTCTCGTTGTTCTTCATACATTTTTAAACGAATGTCATTATCGTGACACTCTTTAAAGTAATCTTGTACACATAACCAAGAAAATAAAACCAAACACATAGCAAGGTCATCGTGACATCCTTCTTCCGCTTGCCAAGATTGACCTTTTTGTATAAACGTAGTTAGTTCAGATATAATATCATAGTCTTGTATTAGTATCTTATCATCTTCTAATAATCCTTTGAGGTTAGAACAACCTAGTTTTTTAACTGCTGAACTCATCTTAACACCAAGTTGAACTTTGCTTCCAGAGAAACCTTGTCCTACAACTTGTCCTGCTCTACCTCTCATTGCTGCCATTAAAAGATTATCATATTCAAGATCATACTGAAGTATGTCTGCAACCTGTGCCCCTACATCATTTACTTCTATCAATACGTATGCGTGATTATATGACTTAGCAACTTTATGAATAATATCAGGAAACAATAGGGGTTTAATTTGATTGTTTCTATACTTGGCAACTAATTTATATGGAACTGTGGATGTATCAAAAACCGTGAAAGCAGAATAATCACCGTCAATCCCTCTAGCAACATCAACAGTAATAGTATATTGATGTTCTTTCTGAGGATCTTCATATACATCAAGTCCATTCTGAGTAACGATGGGATCTTCATAAACCATTAACCTCAATTTGCTTGCAGATATTAAAGTGTCAACAGATCCTAGGAACTCACATTCAAACTCAACTCTGAACTGTGCTTCTGATGTGTTAGCAATAGTTTGCTCTTTCCAATCAGCATCCCTACCAGGAACTTGTGACCAATGTACGTCAGTTGTTATATATTCATTCTTCTTTCTTTCAGCATCGTGCCATATCTTATAGTACATATTCATACCGTGAGGTGTGGATATGATTATAACCTTGGTATTTTTACCAGATGAGATAGTAGGATAAACAGAAGCAAAGAACTGTTCAGCAATATTATTCGGAACGAACGC